TTCAGCGTTTGACGGGTATTTTATTACCATTTCCAGAGATTGTGAAAGTGTTACGATTGCACATAAATACTTCTAATTACATACATAAAAAACAAATATCATGTTAGGACTATCAATTTTAAAAACTCATAGAACATTTTCAATTGAATTAAGGGAAAGAAACTACCCAACTTTTGAGGGCAAATACAATGCTTATGTAGCAGTTTGGGGTCAATTATCCGGTCAATATTTGGGGGCAATTGATACCCCTATTAAGTCAGATATTACAGAAGATGAAGCCCCACAACTATTAAATGAGTTGGAGGCCTTTATATCTTCCCATAACGTTATACCAGTTATTTGGTAATACCTTTCACATTAATTAAACATAAAACACATGACTACAATCAACACAAAGCAGTATGAAAGTTTAAGGACTACAATCTTTGAAACATTAATGAAGTGCGAAGGTATGGGTTTAGCTGATATTGGGGAATGTTACGATGAAGCAGAGCGAATAGTTAACCAATGGCTAAAGGCTGAAGGTATTACTGTAATAGATTGATAAACCATTTACGATTCAATTAACTGGTTAACTGATGAGGCTAATTGATGCCGAAATATTAGGGGATAATTATTCCCCTAATATATTAACCTAAAAAACAAAAAAATGAAATACCCAAAAGAACAGTATGAACTTTTGATAAAGGGATTGAAAATATTGGATAGTCATTTTGATATTACCAGTATTCACCCCTGCCAACTACAATATACCTTATACCAGCAAGCAAGTAAGGGACAGGAACACAATGCGTATTTTATTAATGAAAATGGAAATGTTGCAAGGGGCTATTATTTAGCAGCATTCGCAACTGAAGGATATGTAAAATTAATAGATTTTCTTAATGAAGATAATTTTCCTCTTTATCCGGAAGGGTGCAATGATAGCCATGTAGAAAATGCAGTCAAAAAAGCATTAAAAGAATTTTATACAATTGGATAATAAGCATGGTAGTATTTACTAAACAGTTTGGAGCAAGTAAGTATTACAAATAATTGATACTTTTGCTTGTTCATTGTTCAAAGTTTAATATCTTTGTTAATTATGGCTTATAATACATTTAGGACGATACCGGACGATTGCAAGTACGTTTATGGACTCGCTGACGAAGGAACTGTTTTCTATGTTGGCGTAACCTCGTTCCCTTTATTTAGATATGACCAGCATTGTATAGAGTCTTCATGTTGTATTTATATAAAGAATATGCTAATAAATGGAAGGATGCCCGAATTTATTGTATATGGTATGTATGAGGACAACAGATATGCGGAATCGGCAGAGCATTCTTTGATATACCATTTTGCAAGAATAGGAAATAAATTATGCAATGAACATCAAAACCCCATTGAAAATAGAATAATATCAGTATTAGATAGGTCGATTAAAGTTCCCAGACGAAAAAACGGATTATCTAGAAAAATAGTTGATGAAGCTATTGAAAAGTATAAAAAATTTAGATTATGTCAAATAATAGACTAATATCATTAAAAGAATACGCAGAAAACCACAACCCTAAACTTAATCGAAGGGGGCATAAAATGAGTGAAAGCTACCTTTACAGATTAATAAGGCAAGACATTAAAGGTATAAATACAACCTGCTTATGGTTTAAGTATGTTTTGCAAGGGGATAAAGAAAGGATTTTCATAGAGTTGTAATAATATGCAACAACATTGCAAAAATAAATACCACAAAATATTTGTTCATTGTTCAAAGTTCACTTACCTTTATAGGGCAATCAAAAGCAAACGTTTATTTAATTAATCACATAAAAATAGCAACATGAAACTACTTACTTTGGCTAAACAACTTGAATTTTCTACTGAAATAGAATATTTTGATTACTGCATTACATCATGGCAAAACGGAAATTTTAGCCAATGCAAAGAGCTATTTAAAGCCATGACTAAAAAGGATAAAAAGGGATTGATTGACTATATTAAAGGATGCTATGATTACAGGCATGAGGTTGAATTGTTTTACTTTAATCTTCTCTAATCGTAACACATTTATTTTCTTTTGATAATTTACTTTTATTTTATATACACATTAAAAATATGAACTACATTAAAATTGAAAAGCATTCAGATACCCTTTTACGGGTGAATACAAAATATAATGAATTAGAGGTACACATTGACCCATTTAAAGGTATTGGCATCTATTTAATTTGTGAGGGCAAAGGTATATTGATAAAACAGTATAACCATTTAAATTTAAAAACTGCCTTAAACTATATACTTAAATTGTACACAAACTTTATTTAATACACATAAAAAAACAAAACAAAATGACAAACACAATTGAAAAAACCGATTATCAAAAACAAGCCAATGACTTCCTTACTAAAACAGGCGCAACTCTTACAATAGAGTTTTTGAAAAACGGCAAGCATTTCGAAGATGACAAAGAAGACAGGGATATATATAAATGCACTCTTAAAAGAGGCACAAGAGAATACACTTTTAATTTCGGGCAATCCCTTAAGAATAGTGGCTTTTATTACCAATATAAAACAGGTACAAGACAATTCCCTTTAGATAGAAAGTATTTAGCTAAAGATTATTTTAAAGGTAAATCATTGGGTTTAATTGGAATCATTAAAATGAAAGATTCCGCATTCACTCCCTCTATTGATATTATACACTACCCGACCGCACCAACCGCCTATGATATTTTAGCCTGTTTACAAAAATACGAAGTAGGCACATTCGAAAACTTTTGCGGCGACTTCGGGTATGATACAGATAGCATCAAAGCGCATAAGGTTTACAAGGCAGTAGAAAACGAATATCTGAACATATCCAGATTATTTAATGAACCTGAAATTGAAGAATTGCAGGAAATAAACTAACCCCTTAACCCTTCTCTATTAAATAATTTTTGGGGATGGTAGTACGTTTGGCAGTATCGTATAAACTGGCCTTAAAAATAATCTTTTTTTAAAAAACAAAATAAAATTTATCAATTATGGGACTCGATATGTATTTAACAAAGAAAAATTACATTGGCAACGAATACCGCAAACCTGAAGAAATGGTTACTGTAATAGTTCCCGAAAATCAGGGAGGGGCTTTGTTTCCTGTTAAGCAGCCAATTAAAAACGAGCGTATTTCTGAAATATCGGAGCGTGTAGGGTATTGGCGAAAGGCTAACCATATACATAAATGGTTTGTGGATAATATCCAGAAGGGGGAAGATGATTGCGGGGAGTATGAGGTTGCATGGGATGATTTAATGAAGTTATTATCTGATTGTAAAAAGGTAAGGGATAATAAAGAATTGGCCGGTGAAATACTACCCGCTCAATCTGGCTTCTTTTTTGGCAATACAGAATACGGCGAATGCTATTTTATGGAAATAGATGATACCATTAAAATCATAGAGGGATTAATTGAGGAAAAGGGGGATGACAAGTATTTGAGCGGTGACTTGTATTATTCATCATCTTGGTAATTTATTCCTAACAAAACACATAAAAACCATGACAAAGGTAAAATTTTTACTTGAAAAGGTAGGGGGCGGGGTATTCGCCTATTTTCCAGAACTTAAAGCAGATACAAGTGGTAATATGACATCATATAGCCATATTGGGCAGCATTCGGGTTGTAGTCATGATTATGCAAGGTCATGCAGGGTAGCTGTTTACAGTCAATACAACAGGCTTTTAATTGAATTGGTAGGGCAGGGATATAAAGACTTGGAAGTTATTAACGCTGAATTAATGGAATGTTGGCGCAGCCCTACTAAAAGAGAAATTAGTTTTGGTGAGGGGTGTAAACATTATAATTATTTTACTATACGGGAAATAGGCATTAATAAAAAAGGCAATCTAAAAAAATGGTTTATTTCAAAGGATGATGGATTGAGATACAACCGCTATTAAACAGCATTTTTAAACCACTTAATAAAAATTTGAAACATGAAACAAACAATCAAAGACTTTTGCAGTCGTAACAACATTACAGTTAAACAATTTTCGGGTAAGGAAACAGTGGGCGGTGGGTTGTATTTGAGTGGGCTTACTTCCATCCCTGAAGGCTTTAACCCTACGGTGGGCGGTTGGTTGGATTTGAGTGGGCTTACTTCCATCCCTGAAGGCTTTAACCCTACGGTGGGCGGTTCGTTGTATTTGAGGGGGCTTACTTCCATCCCTGAAGGCTTTAACCCTACGGTGGGCGGTGACTTGGATTTGAGGGGGCTTACTTCCAAATACAAAAAATTAAATAATAAAATAATCTCATGGTGTGATGGAAAATACATTTCAGCCGATGGAATTTTTACTAAAGTTTTAAGTAAAAAAGGTAATGTCTATAAGGTTAAGAAAATAGGCGACCCAAAAGAATTTTACTTAGTATCGGACGGCGAATCTTTCCATGCACACGGAGATACATTAAAGCAAGCAAAAGAAGATTTACGGTTTAAAGTAATTGCCGATAAACTAAAGAAAGAACCAATTAAGAAAGACACTATCATAACCGTACAATATTACCGGATAATAACGGGAGCTTGTGAAGCAGGGGTGAAGGATTGGATGAAGCAAAACAACATAAAGAAAACCCAATACAAAGCAATCGAACTGTTGCCACTTCTGGAAAAAACAAACGCCTATGGAGTGCAAAGGTTTAAGGAATTGATTCAATTTTAAACGCATTAAACATACACAAAATGAACTGGAAACAACTATTAAAGGACATACCGGCAATACTTCTGGAATGTTCGGTAGGGTTTATTATTGGGGTGATTATGTACTTTAAACCCATTACCAAAAACAAAACCCACTAATAACATGATACTACGAATAGTAATAATAGTCTTTATTGTTATGTATATATGTAGTAGGAATGTGAAATGCCTTCAGGACTACGATTTTAATAAACCGATTAAACCACAATTTAAAAAATAAACCATGCCACAACTTGGAAAGCTGCCCAACTTGGCAGCATCATTTGAAAAACTAAAGGTTATTCTTGATTTAAGAAACCTTGAACCCAATAGCTTGTTAGTATCTGCCATTCATAAAGCAATAGACAGAAAAGACAATCAAGCAGCTATTCACCTAATAAAACAACACGCAGAAGATGATAGGAAAGATGTTTCGGATGCCATAGGCGAAGATTTATTACAAAGAGTAGAATCATTTTAAATAAAACTAAATGAAATGAAAACAACCTATTTAACAAAGCAGCATCAAAGAGCCTTATTCTATCTGGAATGTATTGATAGGGTAATAAAAAACATCTTAACATCAGAAGATATGCAAAAAGACAATCAATCATGGTGGAAGCATCCATTTTTAGATAAGGAGAAATTGGCTAAAACCATAGCCCAAAAAAAAGAATTTTCCATCTGGCTAATGACAAGATACGAAAAGGTAATGGACAATATTTGCTCTCATTCATATTCAAGGGAAGTGACCCAAACAATGTAAACTCTCTTTTGTTTCAATTTTTATGTGTAAAAGCACCCCCTACTATTCTTAGTGTGGGGGTTTTCTTATTGCCAAAAATAAAAAATCCCTCATGCCATTTAAGCACAAGGGATTGAGTAAGTATATTTAATAAGTTAGTAGCCGTTGCCGTAGCCGTCGCCGTCGCCGTAGCCGTAGCCGTCGCCGTCGCCGTAGCCGTAGCCGTCGCCGTCGCCGTAGCCGTTGCCGTAGCCGTTGCCGTACGTTGTCTGGCTATCTTCGCCCAGGCTTGCAACTAAACCTATAGCTGTTTCAGACATCTTAACTTAATTCCTTGTCCCATTTCGTGTCATCACAATTGAGAGTGGCAACTACTGTCAATATGTGAAATTCAACGTGTCCAGCTTTATCTAATTTGGTACTTGATTGCTTACCGTCTAGTGCAAGCTCACCCAGTCCCTTGGTAGTACCCCATTGGCGGATAACTTGAGCGTTATCTAGTGTACAAATATCACCATCCTTGGAATATCTACCAATCATTATCCAGCCACGCTGTAGAACTACTATCTTAATATCACTATTCTTCGGCTCATTTGATTGTGTACCTTTTAAAACGTATACCTCGCCGTTTACTTCTAACTCGTTAATTGTTGTTTTGCTCATTCTTATCTCCTTATTAAAATTATTATTAAACCTATAACTACCATCAACACGACACCGCCAACTAATATGTGGTCTGACTGGTCATTGTCAATACCTTTACGACTCATTGCCCCACTCCTGTACTAAACCTCTTTGAACTGCAATGTCTAATAAAAAGTCAGCTCTGTTTTGTAGGTTCTCTATTATTTTGATGGTGTCGCCGAGAGACTCCATTATCTGCTCGTCGGTGATATTCTCAGCTGTTCTATGTATCTCTCTCATTTTAGCGGCCTTGCACTTGGTAATTACTACCCTGTAACTCTGATGAGTTGATAGTCTTCTGCTCTTCGTTGGTGCTTTGAGTAGTTGGGACATTCTCAGCCATATATTTGTTGACTGTGTCTACATAGTAGTTGCCGCCCATCACTAATAGCACAAACAACAGAACTGAGAATAGCACCCAAAATACACCTATTGTTATGTGTGGTAAGTATTTCATCTTTTGCCTCTTCTGGATATTGTGCCGCCTTTTGCACCAGCGGTTCTAGCCCTCTCTATGTTTGCTGCGAAGCCTTTGATAGCTCCGTCCTTAGCACCCTTTTTACCACCCTTTGCACCGATCTCCCGGTGCCATGCTATTCTGGCCTCTTCACTGCCAAACTTTTTTAGTAAAGTCTCTTTTGCTCTTTTAGCTCCTTCGATTGTCTGGGCCATTATTTAGTCTCCACTGCTTTTTTAATTATCACCTTTAATGTAAATGCTGCACCAAAAGTGAATATTACTGTTGTGTAATACCAAAATTGCTCGAATCCTGTTAATTTGTTGTCTTGCTTTGTCATCTTATTGTCTCCTTAATTTTCCAGTCGCTTATTGGTGCGACGTGGAGTTTAACGCCCCCTCCTGCTACTTGTGTGGGGTACTTTATTAAATCTGCTGTACTCATTGTGTAAGTATCTGGGTACGACTGTGTACCGTCCTTACGTGTGTAGCCTATCTTTACGTTGACTATGTCACTACCATTTAATTTGAAGTCTGCCACACCTATCTTTGGAGATCCCCCTCCCCATATGGGTTTTTGTAGCTCTACTAATATTTCTCTCATTTGCAACCTTTCATTATTACTTTATTAGTATACATAAGTTTAATTATATAGTAAATATTTACTTTTCTTCTAAATTATGTACTTGCTCTAAAATCCTGCTTTTAAACACTTGCATGGTACGTCTATAAAAAGTATTCCATTCTTGTTTGTTGGCTGTATCAAATCCGTTAGCTTTGTAAAGTACCCATATAGCGTTTCTTATTTGTACAGATTGACTTTGTTCTATGTCTGTCTCGACGTCTTCTTCTGGGATCTCCTCTGGGTTGAATTTGCTTTCCTTAAAAAGCAACCACCCATTTGCTTGTCTGTAACTATCTACTACCATAAATTCTTCTGTAGATAGTTCTAAATTAGTAACGAATCTAAGTGATATTGAGCCATCTTTCTTACGTTGTGCACTATCTAAAACAGCTGCTACTTGTATTATTCTGTCCATTAGAAGGCCCACCTCTCTACGATTTCATTGATCTCTTTGACAACATTCAGTTCATACTCAAACCATTTGTCTATCTCTGGTTGTAATTCTTGTCTTGTAACTAATAGATAATGAAAAGGTTTTGATTTAATCCTAGGATCATACAAGCAAAAATATAGCTCCTCAAGATCTTCGTTTACTATAAAATACTGTAGTACTTGAAAATTATACTCACTTGGTATTTTCTGCTCTTCAAAGGCTTTTATATGTAGTGCTGCTTTTAAGCATTTAACTTCAGCAGCTTTTGTATACTTGCCTTTATCTTCTAGCCCTCCTTCTGGAGATACTATTAAGTCAGGATTTTTGTCACTTACCCAAATGCCAACGTCAGATATAAACTTTTTGTTGAGCTTTTTGTTGAGCTCTTCTATCGCTTCCTCTTCTAGGCGATGGCCTCTGTCTCTAGCCTGTTCGTCCGTCTCTTCTATCAAGGCTAACCTATCAGCAGCTAATTGGTAGAAGCCAACTTTTTTTTCTGTGCCTCTAATGGTGATAATATCTTTAAGCTTTGAGCCAGATATCTTGCCTAGTCTATATTCTAGCCACTCTGGGGTATTCTGCTCTATGTTAATTATCTGCACTTAAAGCCTCTTTTCGAGCGTCCTTAGCGTCTATAACTTCACTTTCACTAATCAATATACCCAAAGACATAAAGACACTTCTAAGGGCTTCTAAATCACTAGTGGAGTTAATTTGTTCTATGGCTTCTTGGATAGCCTGCTTTTTTTGTTCGTCTTTATACTCGTTGAACTCTTCCATCTCTTCGAATGATGCAATCTCACCTGATGCTAGATAACCTAAGATAGCTAATGCTCTACCGATTGCTACTGTTTCTTGCTTCTCAAACTCCTTGGCGTTCTTAAGCGAACCCATTGAGTGACCAGTAGCGTCGCCTGAGCTTAGATCTTGTTTATCTTTTAAAATATATGCTTCATAAATAATCTTGTTATCTTCTAAGATCTTATAGCTTGTTTTGATAGATCCTCTTGGACAATCTTCTCTGAATAGTTTAAGTCGTTCTGGCACTCTTGCATATTCTGCACCACCAGTTATTTTAGTAGTTGCTACTTTTCGCATTTTGTAACCTTTCATTAAATGATTTATTAAATCGGTTTATCATATTCCACTCGGCTATTCCTTGTCGCTTATTAGTAATTGCGTTGAACCACCACAAAGTAACTTTATATTCTGATGGTATGTAAGTAATATTAATTTTCATCTTCTTGCTCCTCAAAATGATCTGCTAGTATCTCGTCAAACTCTGCTAGTGTAAGATCTTTGTCAAACTCGAACACAAACCCATCTGTCCAGCTTGCTACTAGTGGATTGTCTCCATCGTGGTACCATTGCCAATTAAATTCTTTATACATAGTAACCTTTCATTTATTACTCTTTAATTATACATAAGTTTAATTTAAATGTAAATACTATTTTTCTTTGATTTATTATATAATGTGTATAACTACCAGGTGTTTACTCTTTCATGTGTAACCTTTCAACCTGGTAGTTTTTATATAGTTTTTAAAATACCTTTTTCTTTAAGCATAGTTCTTAGCCTTTCTTTAGCTGGACTGTGCTTACCTTTATTTTCATTTCCCTTAATATTTACTGTAACTCTATTGTTATTCTTAGGTAAACTAAGTTTACTGCTGGAGTATACTTTGTTTACCGACGAGTATACTTTGTTTACCCCCTGATCTTCTTTTCGGTATACTTTGTTTACTGTAACAGTAGGCTTAACATGACCTCTTATATTTTTTCTTAGTAAATTACGCTCAATTAAACGCTTACGCATTTTTATTAAACCCACTCTACTTATACCCATATCTTTTGCACTATTATCTAATGATTTATAGCACCATCCATCTTGTGATAGATGATAGACCATATCCAGATAGATGTATTCTAGCCATGATATATTTAGTTTTTCTCTCACTTCATACAAAAGCGTTGCATAAAGTGGTGTTTGATTTTTACCCATCCTACCCCCATCTTAGGGTACAAAAAACCGCCCAAGAGGACGGTAATCTGCGTAGTTCGCTATGTATATAATATCACATTGAACCACTACCCTCAAGTTAAATATTAATATTGTTTAGATAGTGGTTGGCGAACTACTATCTATACTACTAATATATACCCATTCCAAACTTAAGTAAACTAAAAAAACTCCGCATAGGGAGTTAATCATGTTTGTTTTTTCGAATACTTTTGATTGTAGTGCAATAGAGGGTATCTAATGCTTGAACTAGAGAAAGGTGCAATTGCTATGCCAATCTAATTTAATTATATTACTGTATTTAAGCTTGTATATATTTATTTGTTAAAGTGTTTATGTTCTAATATTTTAACTTCTTAAAGAGTGCGTCAACTACTAGCCTTATTTCTTTTTGTTCTTCAGTAAGTAGCTCATATGGAGTATCCCTCCCGACAGGTATTTCAGGAATATCCTCCATAGGTGGTAGGTCCTCATTCTCTTGAGGTGAGTTTTCCATATAGGTTACCTATTTGGTGATATACATCTATCTGGGGAGGTATAGCATCTACTAAATGCATGGCAGTAGCACCCAGGGCCAGTAGAGACATTGCCGCTGTGTGTGGCTTCTCTAGCGTGCTCCTGAACCCCTCTGTCATAGTCCTTTTATTTAAAAGGTCGAACGCTGCGACTACAGCAAAAGCTCCAACCCAACCAACAACAGGGTGTACATTAAATGGTTTCTCGTGTGCTTCGAAATGTATCGCTGATTTAGTTGGTTTCATCTTCTGACCTTAAAGCTGTACGCCCAATTTTTCCAGCCATTAGTTTAGTTAAATATTCTATGTTAGTGTTGGCTACATCTACTGCTCTTTGGGCGTCCTCTTGTTTCTGTAGCCAAAAAGCTAACATGTTCTTGTCTTTTTCAAACTGCTCTAGTCTGAAGTCTCTATCGTTGTCTTCGTATCCTTGGCTTAGTATGTTCATATGAATTTGTACCCTTTCATGTTATAATTATTGTACAAATTAAAAATCCACAAGCACTGGAGGTACTCATGGATAAGTCTATTGTAACAAGAAACTACGAACATCATGGTAGTAAACCATGGTATCTCTACTGTATATACAATTCGATTAAAGATAGGACTAACAACCCTAAAAACATCAGATTTTCTGATTACGGTGGTAGGGGTATTAAGATGTACCAATCGTGGCAAAATAGTTTTATTGCTTTCAGAGAATACATTCTTACCAATCTTGGAGAACGTCCAGATGGATACTCTATCGACCGTGTTGATAACAACGGTAGCTACGAGCCTGGTAATTTGCGATGGGCAACGCCCCAGCAACAGGCCATCAATCAAAGAAAACAAATTAATAATACGTCTGGTTATCGGGGGGTGACTTGGAGAAAAGATAGAAATAAATGGCGGGCTAGAATCTGCCATGGTGGCAGAGAAATTGCTAGTGCCTATTTCACAACCAAAGAAGAAGCTGCCCATGTATATGAACAATGGGCATTGCAACTTTATGACTAATGGCCGTTCCATACCATGACCTCTTTACTTGCCTAGCTTATTTTGTAGGAATGATACTGCACCTGCTAGTGCTGCTACGATAACGCCTGCTAGCTCTACGTGAGCGTCTACCCACGTTTTAACTTCTGGCACTGCGTATACTGCAAGCGTAAGGCCCACAAGGCCTACAGCTGCTTGTAATGCTGTTCGTATTCCTTTGCCTGATGCTGAGTTCTTGTCTAACATTTTGCTCTCCTTTACTTACACGGTTCGGCAGCGATGTGGATACATCTACAAATTTTGCAGACTTTTACCTTCGCCATTGCTTTAACCAATCTATTATTTTCTCAACTAAAACTTTGAGAACATCGTATAGTGTAACTTTAACCTCTTCTGGAGTATTCTGGGGCGGTTCTGTGGGTTTTTCTGGTTCAACTAGTGTAATATCATAGTTCGCTAAATCAACATCATCTCCACAAGAGGTACTCATGATTTGGTTGTGCTCGATTAATGGGAACTGATACCCATACTTAACCTTCAATTCCTTAAGTAGTGACTTGGCTGATTCTATTGTCTCTGGGTCTTGGGCAGGGTCAGTTTCAATACCTATGTAGTTGTTCCCTATTTTACCAGCATGGTATGCACGGTCTTTTAGACTTACTAGTTGCACGATTCGTTTGCCTGATACTGCAAAATGTGCTGATGTGCCGTCGCCCCTAGCCTTGGTAAACCAGTTTATTAAGCTAGTAATAGTGTCTTTGCCTTTTGTGCCGAAGTCATGTATGACTGCCATCTCTGGCTTATCCGGGAAGTTGCCATATTCAAAGTTAGTTGTAGCTGCAGGCCGTACCTCAGTTACGCAATCAATGTCTTTTGAAAATGCATAAACTGCTTCCGGTATTTGGGTGTCAGTGTTTGGTGCGGGTGTTGTTGGTTTCGATGGGGTAAGGTCAGCAAGATCATGAGTACCGGCATCGCTACAGCCACCAGACCATACATAGCCACCAGTGTATGCACCAACAAACCAGATATCATTATTCTCTACAGATTCGCCATGTACGAAACCTTTAAGGTCTAATACATCGCCGGGATCAAAGACTTTGCTTATTGAGGCGGTAGTATTTGGTGCTGTTCGATAATTTAATTTATCAGGGCTGACAGTTCGTTGATTACCGGCAATCGTAGGTGCTTGTGGCAATGCTACGGTAAATACTTTAGGTACTAGCCAGCCAGTCCAATAAGCTGCAATAGCACTCCATGCGTGGTACCTATGTTCTACATACTGGCCACCCCAGTTCTGCTCCCAGCACCAGTATCCGCTAGCATCAGCACTGTCAAATATTTGTACATGCCCAGCTCCCCCAGCCCAGTTACTATTTAAGATGACTATATCTCCCTGTGAGGGTGTCTGGTTGGGGTCGCTGAGGTTATTGACTACTTTATAAAAATTAGCATCATTAGCCGCATCAAAGAGTTGATATGCGTAACCTACAGTCCATGTAAATGCTCCCCCGAATACATTTAAGCCTAAAGCTTGAACATAAAAGTTAGAGAAGTCTACGCATTGATTGCCGTACCAACCGTCAAAGTCCATCCCCTGGCCGATTTTTGAGTTGCACCAGTTTGCTGCATCTGTTCGTATCATCTATGTCTCCTATATTCTTTTATTTCCCAAATTATCCATAAAGTAACTATCAATATTATAAGCCCATAAATCATAAACAACACTATCGGACCGTTTTCTATTAGCCATATCCATGTAGTGAGAGGGATAAGGTCTAACATAGCTCACCTATTTATGTTATTAAAAAAGTAAATAATAAGAAATGTAACTATTGAAGTGGAAAGAGCAGCGATTATGGGGTTGACCCAGTTAGCGAAGCCTTTGCGTTTTAACTCTCGCCTTATATTGTCTTGAAATAGCTCAGACTCGTCTTTAGTAACATAGTCCTCACGCATTACATCAATTTTACGCTCGATTTGTTCGAGTCTGTAGATTACTAGTTCCCAGTTTGGTAGTATTTCTTTTTCCATTTAAAGCCCTGATGGTTCTGCGTATATTTTAGTGATAGCACCGTTGTAGCAGTCATTAAAAGACTCAGTTCCAGTAGCAGCCGTTATTGCACATTTATACGTAAAAACTTCCATAGTACTTATATTGATATTCGCTCCACCTCCACCATAACCTAAAGCATCAGATACATTAGACTGATAAGGGACTTGTGATAGTGTCTCGTTAGTATAGTTTGCGTCTACCAACGTAAGGGTAGATGTTCCACCGATAGCAAAAAAGCCAAGTCTTGCCCCTGCAGCAGTAGAATGAAGTTGACCATTCCCTGCATAATCTACACGCCATGAGCCTATTGGGATTGACAGTTTAACATAAGAACTTACCCAAGTGTTTATAGCACCTATACTATAGTTATTAGATACTAATTTATAAGTAGCTACTTGCCACCTACCCTTATCACTCACCCAGCCATACGGGTTAGCTTGTACGGAGTAAGCTACAGATGATACACCACCAGTTGTAGGGATTGTACAACCCTCTGGTACTTGTGCGACTATCGTTGTATTAGTTGAAAAAGCAATCGTCTGTATAAGGGCGTAATCTAAAGTACTAGATACACCACCATTGCCAAATGGACTGTCTGCATTAGTAGCCACAGCTGAGTTTTGTGCAGTTAAATTATTCGCGGTAGCTGATAAATCATTAATTGAGTTATCAAAAGAATATGCTGATATAAGAGAAGTTTCGCTACCAGTTAAGCCCTGATTCATTGAAGCTAAAATTGTAGCTTGTGTTACTTTAGCTGAATAGATAGCAACTTGTGCTATTTTCCCATCAAAGAAAAATGTTCCACTATTAGTGCTTCCTATCTCTAAATTGCCTGCTTGTACTAAGGCCGTTGGGTTAGTGCCTGCTCTTGTAACTACCGCAGGTACATCTACACCATCTATCATTATGTAACTAGTAGTTGTTGTGGCGGTGAAAGTAGACATATCTAGTTGAGCTGTAACATGCACCCATTTATTAAGAGGTACAGATTGATAAGACACAACAAAGCTATAGTTCCCGACCCCCCCATTGAACCCTAACAATCTAATTTGTCCAGTATGGTAAACATCGAATCTCCAACCACTTGTGCCATTATAACGACTAGCTATAGTATACGAGTCTGTGTTTGGTGGATAACTCTCTAACTTAACCCACGCACTCACCACAAAATCATCTGTGAATGTCATACCACTAACAGAAGTATCATTATAATATTGGCTAGAGCTAGCTTCTAAGTCGGTGCATTGGTTTGGTGCTGCTACTGTTCTAGTGGTGCGTACCCGCATACCAGGGCTAATAGTGTCTGTTAAATCTAGTGAATTAAATGTGAGGGTGTACGAACGGTTACCGTTAGCTACTACCGTGTCTGGTGGACTCTCTACTGGACTCCATCCGCCATTAAACACTGCTGAATTTTTAACTTTTCCTGTTACGTTATCTGTGTCTCTTTGAGCAATAAAGTAGTCATCTGCTGTTAGGGAGGTAAATTCTGTTGTTAGTTGTTTGATCGTTTTGTCAGCCATCGAGAGGACTCCTATATTAAATATATCATATTATTAGCTAGTTGGGTTGTTTTCTGTCTGCTGTTTTTCCAAATTACGTTTAATATCTTCGACACGCTTAGTTATGTTAGGCGGCAAGATAGCTAGAGTAAGTTCTAAGCTATCGCCAGTATATTTTTTTTGCATTATCTGTAACTGTAGACTATCAATTAGACTATTAAAGTTTCTAAAGCCAACTACTTGCCCTATATGAATAGTGTTTAAATCGTAAACTGTAGCTGGAATAGATACAGTTGTCTTAAATCTAGGATCTTTATATTGATTAACAAAAGACTCATTTAAAATGTTAGCTGTAGCTGTACTTGTTACCCGGTTATCACTACGAGTTCTAAGCCAAGTCCCGTATTGAGATATACTTTCAGCGTCTGAATAGTACTCTAGTAAGTTTGTACCACCGCCAGTATCGCCACCCGATAAATAAGATACGTTAGTTACTTCCTCTAATGAGTAATCAATTACTATATTGTTTAGATGTTTACCTAATACAAAAGTATGATCTGTGGTTGTTGCAAGTGGTCTAAAATAATATGTATCTGTAGCAGGATCTATAAACCACCACCAATTAGCAGGTGCAAGTTCAGCTGTTTTATTAAGAGCTTCTAAATATTTGTTAAATTTAAACATATAACTAACTACAGTGTTTGTAGTACTTACTGACGATAAGGTGTTTATTGATTTACTCGATGTAGATAAGTTTTCAGTACCATTCCAACTATAAACTGTGTCCTCATCACTACTATAAGTAGATAAGTTATTACCATCAAAATAGTCTTGTAATGTTCCAGTTTCACAAAGTAGATTGTCTATATAAAAATCATTACCCGTGGTGTAGTTTTGTATATAAAACTTTTGTGTACTAGCCGAGGCTGTAAACTGAAAAGCTAATCTTTGCCACTCTGTAGTGCTCACTTTAGAAATAAAGTTTTTTGTAGGTGCAAGTAAACCTATCCTGTCACCAGCTGATAACTGCTTCATATAAGCTGATAAGCTGTAAGTTTCCCCATTAGTTAAACCAGATATTGTATATTGAATGCCTTTATTTATTAGAGTTTCAGTTTTACTAAAAGTAATATCATCAAACCAAGCATCCATAATTAAAGTACCGGCACCAGTGTGCCCATAAATACGAGCTTCAAAATGACCCATTACTATAGTAGATCCTGTTGTAAAGGTATTTGTATAAAGTGTCCAATCAGTAGTAGTTTTAACATTAGATATAGATTGAGATGTAATATTAGTACCGCTAGAATCATGTAGTAGTAATACTAGTGTTGCCCCATGGCTTGAGTCGCCACTGACATAATTAGTTTTCATTCTTACTGTGAAAGTATAGCTAGTAGATGGTTCTAAAATGGTGCTATAGTTCCTAGTTCCTAAATAGCCGTTGTTGCTTTGTCTTGCTTGTATATATGAGCTAACGGCTGTAGTAGATAGCTTTAAAGAAGCTGTACCAGAATAATAAGTAGTAGTATCAAATCCAAAAGCAAACCCACCTACTGAGCCATTATACCAACCATAAGTATCGTTAGTAGTTGAGCCAGCTGCTGTACCGTCAGCCCATCTAGCTGTTGTAGTTGTAGGTACATTAACAGTAGGGTATAGCTCTGCGTCTAAGTTTCTCATTATAGGATTATTTACTTTAAGAGAATAGCTACCATTATTAGCCTCTGTACTTCGAGTGTTTAATTGATTATCTATTTTCCAAGTAGCTGTACCCGTAATTGTCCCTGTAACGCCATTACCCGATGAATCAGCGACACTTGTTCCGATGCCTTCATCAAATAGATGGTCGACTGTTACATTCCCTTGTTGTGGGTATGTCGAGTTATTATACATAGCTAACACTTCATCACCACTTAAAGCTACGTTCCAAATAGTACCTCTACGCATATTGAAATTGCCTTGCGTATTACCTGCATTACCGCCACCCCAGTAAAATGTAGTTCCGCTTGAAGCGTCTGTGGTGGCTACGACTGTTCCAAAAGCTACGCCATTTAAATAAGCCGTAGCATTACCGCCACTTGTCCATGTCATAGTTATTGTTGCCCATTTGCCTTTACCACCTGTATAAGCTGCATTACCTATAACAGTTGAACTGCCTGTACGCATATTTAACGCCCCAGCTGCATTAATCCAACACTCCCACTTATTAGCGTTTGCTGAACAATCCCATAAAGTATTGTAATCTTTAAATTCTAATATATTTACAATTACTGAAATAGTACCAGTGGCAGGTAGAGTATATGTCATTGAGACGTAATCGCCAGTACCATCAAAAGCCAATTCATTACCACTAGTTGTAAACCCACTGGTATTTGTTTCAATAGAGGGATTAGTTATAAGATTAGTTCTAACTTCAGATGATGCACCTCTATAATTTATTGTGCCACCAAGCTGTCTATAAGTATCTATTAATGTAGTAGCGATTGTTGTAGGATCTTCTGAATTAAATTGGTTGCCGATTCCACCACTACTAGTTGTTATTGTAAAACCTATATCATAAGCCGTAGAAGTCCAGCCTGTACTATCGTTGTATTTGTGCATTGCCCCACCAGTAAACCCACCAGCCGAATCATAAGATACATTTATAGTATTAGTTTCACTGATACCTGCTGTATCGTTTGTTATTAGTATAAAATAATCAGTTGAAGCTGTAAGTGTTATTGGAGAACTAAAAGAAAATGTAGTACTAGCTTGTGCCTGTGGTGCTAGACTTCTTGATACTGACCCCATATTTGCACCTACAGATGATGGTGTACCTTCGTAGATTGTAACTGTAGTAGCTACCGAAAACGAGCCAGAATTACCTATAATAATACTTAATCCATTAACCTCACTTGTTGTGCCTACAGTAAAAGTCTGAGCTACTTGTGTAATCCTATTTAATGCTGGGTAGGCTTGCGAATAGAGTGTAATAGTAGAATCAACAGTAGTATTACTGGCTAGTGTTGTGTTAGCCACAATCTGCACTAATTGGTTATCTAGTTCTACTCCATAGCTAAGTACTGATAACTTTGTAATTTTATTAGTATAATCGCTACTCCATTTAGATACTAAGCCGTTAAACTTTACTATACCATCAGGATAATCTGTTGAAAATTCATATACTTGTATACGATCATTAAGAGCAGGTATACCACTAATAGAAGTACTAGTATTTACTATAATCTTTTCACTATTATCAGTAACTATAAAAGTTCCGTCATCAGTTACTAAAAATTCTTTGTCTAGTGTAGGGCTTGCGTCCTCTAAACTAATTCCTAATTCTATATCTATTGACGAGCCTGCGGTGTTTATTTCCTCGTTTAAATTAAAAGGTGATATAACATTTGTTAGTACCCCATTAAATGTAGTACCCGTGTACCACTTGTAAACATAAGACTTTTCCACTACTTATACCTTTTAGTGTATACAACATTAATATTTACTGATCGTGTACTAAAATCATCAGTATAGTTAATAAAATTAGCACCAGTGGCAAAACTCATAAAATTACCAGTAAAATCTACGGCAGTTCCGTTTACTTTAACTGTTTGGTTTAGGTTATCTATTACTAAAACCTCTGCGGCCGTCCATGTTCTTTGTACTGATAAACTTCTACTATTTAGTGGGTCAATAAATGTAACTGTTTTATTAGTACCGTTAGTAAATGATGTTAGCGTATAAGTGATAATAGGTACTTGTGTAGCTGTGCCATAAAACGTAACAGGATATGACTTATCGCCACTCGTTAAGTTAGATATGTTTAGTACTTCAGTTGTAGTTGTGTTAAAGCTGTAAGGCTCTGCACTAATAAATTCAATGTCAAATTCTATATAGCCACCAGCCTGATTTGAAAGGGCTATGTTTTTGACAGTACACTTATTAAATAGTCTATAACTATTCTCTACAATTACCTTTAAGACCTTATTCTGACCGTCTATAGCTTGTCTTAGACTATCTACTTGAGTATCTAGCAATTCTCTACCCGACACGGCTATGACGCCTCGTATATTAATAGGCTTGTTATTAAAGTAAGATGATGTTGTAACAGAGTTATCGGCAAAAGCAAGTGCAGAGTTTTGCACATTTCTATTCGGATACCTAAAAGTATCTATTCCAGTAACTCTAAGTCCTGCAATTGAGTATAGATTTACTCCGTTAAAATATACTGGTTCGTCCATTGAAATCATATTAACCTGCCAATCCCATACTACTTAAATCTTGCCCTCTGTTTAACCGTGTAAAGAAGTAATCAGCTGTTTGCTTATCGCCAATTTCTATATTGCCGTAGATGTTTATTGGTTGTGCTTGTGGTGCTTGACCAATTGCAGGATTTACTTGTACTTGTGCTGCTTGTAAACTTCCTTGAAGAGCGTTGTTTATCGCAGATCGTGGTATATCCGCTGCACGGTTAATACCTTGTGCAAGTCCCTCCATCATTGCCTGACCTGAGTAAGGAGTCCAGCCTTTTCCTGAGAATGGACCTTCTAATGCTGGAGAGTGTGGCAAAAATCTACTTATTTGACCCACAACATCTTTTACAGCGTTGATTGGACCACTAGCCGCATTTCTAATACCTTGTGTAAGTCCATTAAGTAAAGCTTGCCCTGCACTAACCAACATAGATCCAAAGCCTGACACGGCTGCCCATATATTATTCCTAAGATTATTAAATGCACCTGTTACTCCATTGACTACACCAACAGCATTTTGGTACAAATTATTAAACCAAGCTATTAAATTAGCTACAGCATTAATAATTCCATATACAACACTTACACAAACCGCCCAAAGATTCATAAAGTAGGCTATCACTCTAGCAACGATAGTAATTACAAATACAAAGGCTGCTACAAGCCCAGCAAGTACTGCTATAAATATTACCACTGGTGTAACTAGCACTACTCCTATAATTATAGCTAACATTCTAAGTTGTGGATAAAATGGTTCTAATGTCGCCTTGACACGTTCAAAAGCATCTTTTAATTGATTCCAAGCTACCATCGCTTGACCCATTAAAAAGTCTGCAACCATTTTTAATACTGGTAAAACATTAGCCTGAAACATTGTTACCAATGGAGTTATAGCTTGCTTTAGCCATTCCATAGCTTTAGTTATAAAACCAAACCTAACCTGTAAGTAAACTAGTGCAGCACCTATAGCAACTATTGCTGCAATTACAAGTAATACAGGAGCACCTAAAGCAACTATAGCACCTACGGCCGCTGCCATTGATCCCAGCACTAATAACACTGGACCCGCAGCTATAAAGATTGCTGCAAAAGTTATAGCTAGTTGTTTACCGAACGGACTTAATTCTTTAAACCACTTACCAACTTTGCTTAATTGAGCAGCTATTTTAGGTAATAGGTTAGACAACATATCAAATACACCACCTTTTTCTACTACTAACGCACAAGTATCTACTATGGGTGAAAAATTTAGTGCAGCTGGTGCTACGATGATGAAAATTGGTGGGGCTATGACGCTAGCCTCTGCAGCTGTAGTATTTACTGGAGCAAAGTTTGTAAGCCTAGCAGGTGATCTTCAGACAACACAACAACGTATGGAGGCACTTACAGGCAGTTCAACAGAAGCTAAACGTATTATGGGCGAGCTTTATACATATGTTCTGGGCAAACCTATTGCATTTCCTGATGCATCTAAAGCAGCCCAGGTGCT